GGGAAGTGCGACAGATCGTAGCCGTTAAAATTCTCATTTTGAGACGCCCCCCCTACCTGCGAGGGGGTGTCCATTGCCGCTCCGTAGTTCGCTTCGCTCCATCGCTTGCATGCCATGCCCTCTAACTCATTACCCTCTAACTCTTCGTGATGCTCACCGCAAACAGCCAACCAATTACCACGCTGCATCCTTTGCGTTGAATCCTTGCGAATAGCTACTATGTGGTGCATGTCCCTAGACGGTTTAGCGTGCATCACGCCATGCAATTGTACGCATCGCTCGCACAACGGATGCTCTGCCCTGTACCGCTCGCTTGCTCGCCTGTGATCGCTTCCATGTCCTTCCGCCGTTGTGGAGCGCGAAAGCTGCTTTGACGCTCCGCTAAAGCAGTCGCAACGGTCTTCAACGATTTTCCCGCAACGGCATAGTCTAGGCATCCTTGCTCGCTGCCTCCTGCACGGTAAGCACTCCAAACGCAATAACGCTATTCCCGCTGGTAATGTCTCGCATCGACCACCTATAGTTGCCGAGGTTGCTTGTAACCGCTGTTGTGATGCTTACGGTAAACGTCTGCTGGCTCTTAGTGATCGATGCATTCTCAATCACCAGAACGTCATTTCCGTCGTTGTCCTCAACAACAAATCGAAGCGTCAAGGAAGTTAAGGTGAAGTCAGTCACCACGCTGACCGAGCGGGATTCGTCACGGTAGAAAGTCAGTGTCGTACCCGCAACTCTCTCTGGAGTTGATGCCGAGACTGGGTATACATTGATCGTGCTCGAGCCGCCTATGCTGTCCCTAATTTCATCCAAGATGCCGACCGATGGATCAACGACCGTACCACTTGAGTTAAACCCAAGGATCGACCTAATAGCCGTTCGTTCGCTCGACGTCCAGTCAGTACCGCCACCGCCACCGCCTCCGCCGCTTGGAGCATTCTCAAGAGCAATCGTATCAAACCTAAATTGACCCGCTCCATCGCTCTCAATCATCGAGTCTAACCGTGTCAACACCTGCAACGTACCAACCGCCGTTGCTATCTCTGTTGCTGCATCCGCTGCCAATGCCCTAGCCGACAATGCACCCGTAACAAATGCATCCTCTGGGATCGAATTAGGCTCGGCATCGTGTAGCACGGATGCGACGTGATGACTGCCAGTAACTGCAACTGATCGTTGCGTTGACGATCCAATAAGCACCTGCTTACCGAAGCTATTGTTAGGCCAAGTTGCGGTTGTAAGTTGCTCCCAAACCTTGATAGCTATCTCTGTATCGAGTGAATTTGCCGCGAGTGCATCATTGCCAAGTTCGTTGACTGTCTGCACCGTTTCGACGTTAGGTATCGTTACGCCGGTTTGCGTTGGCTGTAGCAAAACGCGTCCGCTGCTATCGATGCTCATGGATGCGAAGTTTGTAGGCGTCACGCCGCTCTGGAACGCTCCAACGCTCGAGTCCATGCGACCACCCGTAAGGGACGTAGGTAACCTCGATTGGATATTTTGCGTATCCGTTTCGATGTCCGCGAACTTCGACAGCCCGAACGCTGCAGAGTCTTGGTAATCAACCGCATCTAACTCAATCTCAATGTCTGCCGGATGCATGTTAGCCACGCCACGCAAGCAAACATAAACCACTCTTGCACCCGATGCCAATGCCGCGTCAGGGATGTCCACTTCATACCGTCCGGCCCTCGAACCGTCCGCAACTATGCCGCCACTGGTGTATGTCCCGAGCGTCTTGCTGACCGGAGTTACCGATGTCCAGGATGATTGCCCGGCGCGTCGATACTCAAAGACTAGGCCGCTCGATGAGTGCGTTATGCCGCTCAATCCCGCTCCGGTCGTTGACGTGTTGTCATAGACAATCACGCCTAGCGAAAGCGATGTCGTTCCGGCTTTTATCTTGCGTTTGCTCATTAGTCCATGCCTCCGCTCATGCCCGGTCGAAAGAAAATTGCACCGCCACCACCACCCGTAAACCCATACCCCGTTTGTTCCGTTAAGCAAAGCATAGCAGTGCGGTAAAAAACCGACGTTGCAAGAGAGATAGATGTGCCGGACCATATCGTTGTGCGTGCCAACTGGTACTTAACGCAAACCTGATAGTTCGCCCCGTCTCCTTGCTCAAATAGATTCGTCAGTGCTCCAAGAGTCAACGCTAGGTTGTTTGCGCTCGATCTATTTTGGCCCCAAGCGACCAAAACATTGTCCTCACTGCTCGTCCGAAACGTCCCCGCCGCCTGAGCCGCCCATGTCATATTCGTTGATGTAGCCGTCTGCGTTGATATAAACCAGGGCCACACTATAGTGTTGGATGATCCATACCACACGGTCGCCGAAACGTGGCTTGCGTTAGTCCAAGTCCCAAACGTCTCAGCGTTGGATTGCGCGTACTTGTAACCAACCGTAACTGATCCCGTGCCGCTACCAATCGTAAAAAGCGTAACCCATCCGCTAGGACGCGTCGGTGCGGTTGCGTTGTTATCCCGCGTCGCAATACCCAGAATCAAATCACCCGTAGAGTGAGTTGGCATCGTCAGCGTATCGCTTACCGCTTGGTCGTTGGATCGCAGTGTGATAGACACTATTTAGGCTCCGTCGCTGGATTGCCGTCCCAGTTGTCGATTGCGACAATATCAAGGTTGTATTGCGTCGCTTTCGCTGCTTTCTTAATCCGCTTCTTTACTCCGAGTTGCATGCCTGATAGCACGGTTGCAACCAGTTCTTTCGGTGGGTTGAGTTTATGCAGTTCAAGAAGGCTTGCTGTTCGCTTGACATGCTTCGCAAGTTTCGACGCATTGGGAACAACGCCTTGCGACTCGAGCCAATACAATTTCCCTTGTATATCATCCCGAGTCAGTTGCAATCCAGGCTGTCCACCTAAAGCATAAACTGCCCACTTCGAGCCGCCACTCTCAAGTGCGATTCGCAGTGCCTCTGTGCTTTCATTGCCTAGCACATCAGCCACTCCGCCCCAAGTGTAGTTGTCGTTGTCGAGGTACTCCCAAGCCAACTCGTTGAGTTCCGCCCATACTTCATCGATCGTCTTGGTCTGCCAGTCGTCAATGTTTTTTTCGATCAATTCGCCGATTTGCATGTTATGCACCCCTCAATAATTTACCGATTTCCGTTTGGAGCGTTTCAATCTTGGCCCATAGTTTTTCGCGGTCGCTTCGGCATTCCTGCAAGTCTGCTCGAGTTGTTTTCTTCTCTTCGACGAAGAAGCGAAACAGTACGGCTATCGCTGTAGATTGCACGCCGACGATGCCTGATCCGATGATGTAAATAAGCGATTCCTGTGTCATTTCGCCAACTCCGCTGCAAGTCGTTCGAGGGTCATGTAGCCGCTAATCTCTACGCTCTTATCGCCATCCGTAATGATGAAATGAGGCAGCCGCTTAACGTCGTTTGGATTGCCATAGGCAAAAGTATAACCGGCATCGTCAAACTTGCTTTGTTCGCATCGCTTCCACCGTTGGCAAGGCTCGCACCAATCAGCCGAGAAGATGACTATCTCACGCTTTGCCTCCTTGGGCTTATCGCTTGGGCTTGGCGTGTCGTCGGCGATGTGCTCTTGCACTTGCTCGACTTGACTAATCAGCTCGCTCGGCGTTGGTGCGATGTCGCACTGCGTAGGATCCGCAACCGGTGGAGACTGTGTCCAAAACAACAACGCAAAAAACAGCAATACCATAATCAAACCTCCTTGTTTGCTCATCCTAGTGGCCTCGACTGCAGCCACGCTACGCTACGCGGCCCCGGTAGACTCAAATCACTGATCCCTACGATCGAGGTGTATTGATGCTTACACAATGCATCGATAACCGAAGGGGCAATCTCAGTCCAAGAGTCATTGTGCGAGTTGAGCCGCCAAATGTAGTTGCGGCCCTTACTGTCTTTGCGTTTGCTGTAGCCTGCGAATAGATAGGCATGGCCTCCATCGAACCGCGTAAAGTTCACAGACTCGACAACTCCATTTCGACCGTAGAAAGAATCGTTCCAGGGTGTTCCGACGTAGCAGACTCCCGCCTGCGATGCCATGTAGTTTTTGATTGCGTCGTAGTTTTCAAGCCAAGCATGGGATCGAATTTTCATCGTCCCCGCTTTGCCTCGCATGTCGTTTGTGATTAGCGTGCGTGCATTGGCTGGGTATGGTGTGCTGTACGGTAATTCCGACTCGAGCAAGTAGCCGAGTTCCTTGCTGATCTTTAAGCCGCTACTGATGGTCGATCCCGCATCGCGTCCAAGTAATCCATCTAGCCGCTGTGCCTCCAAGTACGAAAACAACGCCGAAAACTGCCTTGCGTCGCTCCATCCGCCGTGAGCAAGTCCCCAAAGACATTCGCCGCCGTTCGTGTTACCGAACCCGCCGCACGATCCCATGTTGCCTTGCTTGTCGTGCCTCACGTACTTGCGAAAATCCATCTCGTCGAGTGCTTCGTAGTCTCGCACTGTAAAGCTAACCGGAGTTGCCGTACTTTGCAGTTCGTCGCGTCGCTCTAGCGTTGGATCGTAGCCGGTGAAAAATTCGCTCACTTCACCCGCCTCCCGATTGCGTCGATGCCTTGCATGTGCTCGAGACGTTCGAGTCGCTGCTGTTGCTCAATAGCCGACAGAATGCCGCCGAGTAAAGCAGCCGCAGCAAGCAGCAACGCTATCACCATGCCGCCGGTTAAATGCTCGTTGCGTTGGGCTTGCTTCGCCTCCAGCTCCAGCAACTTGTTCTCCAGTTCTCTGCAGTCCATTTACCACGCTCCCGCAATGTCTCTGTTCAGTTTCGCAATTTCGGATTCTTTACCCTCAAAGCTAGCCGGTAGTTTGAGCTCATCGATTGCGTTATAAACCCGGTCAAGTGCCTCCCGCTGCTTCGCTCCAGCATTCGCCGCAATGAATTGCGTCCATTGCTCTTGGTTCACAATTTCCCGCTTCTCGATCTTCGATGCCGCTTCAAGAAATGCCGCTCGATACGCCGCTCGGATATTGGGAAGCGTCGATGCTACAACGCCCTTGATATCGGCGGGCTTTGGATCAACGTTCGCCGGTCGCTGAAACGCAAAGTCTTTCGCACCCGCAGCAATGATCCAAGGCAACCAATTCGTTTGCGGCTTCGGGTCGCTCATTCGTCGTCGCTCGCTTCCGCCTCAATCTCAGCCTCTGCGTAGAGTTGAGAGGCCGATGGAGCGTTACTGTACTGGGCTTGAGGTATCGCGGATAGAAAGCCGTTTTCCTTCGCCCAGAAGTAAAGCCTGATTGCCATCTGAACCAGCATGATAACCGTCACCGGGTCTAACTTGTAGACGGTCTTGGCGTGTTGACGGTAAGCCCGCCGGAAGGCTTGCTTGTCACCTCCCGCCTCGTTGTAAATCTTGATCGCGTCTTCGTGATCCCAAGCATCTTCGCATCGCTTAAATAAACTCACTTTGCCACCTCGTCAGGCTTAGGCAGTGGTCGGATCGAATCACCGACGATCCACGCTCCAACAGCCAAAACCAACTGCTGGATTTGCTCCTCAGTCAGTGGCACTCGATCCTTAAGCACAATCACGGCAACGACCGCAGCCGCTGCCCAAAAACGTTTCGACTTTAGTAAGTCTTGCATATTACCCTCCCTTGGTTCCATGCATTGTAGCAAGTCTCAGGTGGATTGCAAACTTTGCCTAGATGATAGACCGCTTCCGCAAATCCTCAATCCAATACTCGCCCTCAGCCGCCTTAGTCTCCGCCGCGTAAACCGCAACGGCAAGAGCCGCTAGGTAGTGCGAAGTTACGCCAAATAGCGGCCCAGGTGCCTTCTTGGTGCCTTGCGGCCCAAATCGGTCTATCAACGCTTGCCGGATGTTCGCGTCCTTCGCCCGCATCGAGTTGCACAGATGCATCTTAACCGCTTTTCGCGGAACCATTCGCACCTCACGCCCAATCGTACCAGTGAGCCAACCGATACCGGCAACCGTCCTAAAGACTTCCTGGCCAACTGCCATGCCGTACGACTCGATCCACTCGCAAGCAACGGTCTTGACCTTTGCGAGCATGTCGCGTTTTTCCCGTTCGGTAAAACGAATAAAACTGGAAAACGTGTCGAGTTGAATAACCCGCTGTTCATCCGCATCCCACCAAACAAAAGCATGCTCCTTTGGTCCCGGGTCGATGCCGAGAATTATGTTACTCATTGCCCATCTCCTTAATCGCTCGATCCAAATACCACGCCGCTTTTTTGAGGTCTTCGACGCCGCCTTTGAGGTCATACCTCCAAAGGTACTTAATTACATTGCCTCGCAAGTAATCGGGGAACCCATCGCCCAACGCTGCCTTGATTGCCTCAATGCACTCGATGCCGCCTTGGTTGTAATGGGCAGGGTGATTGACGTTGTCAACCGTCAAGCATTCGTTGACGGCTGGGGCAGGTTCAAGTTCGTCGGCTGTAAACCAACTGCCCCGACGAAGGTCTTCTGACTCAACAAAATACGGCGAACGCATTCCCGCGTTTGTCGCTGTCACAACGCAAACCATGCCATCCATCAGGCTTGCTGGTGATTTAATCAGCACCCGATCCCCAACCTTAAACTTCGCTTCGCTCATTTCTTTCTCCCTCGTAAAACTGGATTGTCGGCACTGACGTACTTCGCCAGTTCGGTTCTCAACTCTTCGCTTCGGTCGCGGTGTCGCGTCCGGTCTTTCGCTGTCTTTGCAAGTTGCTTTTGCAATGATCGG